GCGTTCCTTTTCCAGCCGGCCGGCCTCGCGGCGCTCGGCCTCGGCCACCACGGCCGCGGCAGCGTCAGGAGACGCCTCGGTCGGCGTCAGTTTTGAGAGCGTCGCGCTCATGCGAGCCGCCAGCAAGTCATCGCGCAGGCCAGGCGCATGCGCAGGCCCGCCCTGCTCAGCGACCCAGTCCAAAAACCGCGCGCTGGTCCAATCCTCGCAATGGCCGTGGTAGCAGCAGTACGCCCGATTGACGGCCATGTAACGGCCCTCGGGGTTGCCATCAGTATGCGCCTCATGGTTCGGGCACATGACGCCGGCCCAGCCCTCACCGTTTGGCTGCGCCAACACCAAACCCTGCGCCGAAAGCCACGCCAGTACGTCATCCGCGCCATCGTCCGACAGGCGCACGGCGCGCACGCCGCCGCTATCGTCCGGGCCAGGCTCGACGCCCAACGCCTTGCAAAGCTCGGGCAGCTTGAACACGCGGTCAGGGTGGAACTCGACCAAGCGCGCCTCAAATAGATTCTTGCCTGGCTTCAGGTTCACGCTCCCCGGCAGCCTGAAGTTGCGTACCGGATTGATTGCTCCCGGGTCAGAGTAGCCGGCGGCCGCGATCGCCCGGATGGCGGCGCTATACGCGCCCTTCATGGGCTGATCGTCCGGGTCAAAGGCATAGCCCCATTGGTACGACCCCGGCGACGTCTCCATGACCCATGTGGGCGGCACGGGCGACGCCTTGGGCGCCTTATCAGCATCGCCTACGTCGTCCAGCACCATCACCAAGACATAATCGCAACACGCCGCCGACGCGCTAGGCTTGCCATCGACAAACCGATCAACGACAAACGATCCGGTGTTGCCGTACCAAGCCTGATCGGGCTTCTCGCGCCCGGGCAAGTAGGCGGGCCAAGTCGCCTTGATGGCGCCATCAGCATGAAATTGCATCTGGCCATTGCCGTCGGTGCGCGGCTTTTGACGCACAAACAACGCAGTCTCGCCCTCGGGCGCCAAGCGTGTGATAAACTCGTTGAAGTTCATTCGGTTCCTTCCTCCTGTGGTGAACTTGCGCCCCTGCCCCCAGGGGCGTTTCTTTTGCTACTTACCGTAGCGCTCCATCACCTTGGCCTCGACGGCCAGCGGCAGATCCGTCGCCCATGCGGGCGGGGTTGTCATAATACGCTCAAGCTCGGTCCGCGCAAGCTCAGGCGCGTCCGTCTCGATCACAATCTCGTCATGCACATGCAGCACGACGTCATCAAGCTGCCGTAGCGCGTTACGCAAGATGTCATGCGCCGCTGCCTGCGTGACGTTTTCGCACGCTAACCCGCGCCAGAGGAGGGCGCGCGGCCACTCGGTCGCATCAGCCGCCGGCTTCCATGCGGCCTTGGCGTAGGTCAGGTCTTCGCCCTCAATCTTGGCATACGGGTAGCACAGCACACGCCCGCTAGGCAGCATGTACCACAGGTGCTGACCGTCATAGATGTAGGTCACGCGGCCCGCGCTGAACTCATGGCCTGGATGACGTAGCGCGCTCATGTACGCGCGTTCAAGGTCCGACCAGAACGTCGACGCCCACGGGTTAGCACGGCGCCATGCGTCAACGATCCGACGCGCCTGATGCTCCTCAAACCGCACGCCGTAGCCCCTGCCCATCGCAGCGAACGCGCCGGTCGAACCGCCGAAGCCCAGCGCCAACTCCTGCACTTTGCCGACCTGTCGCTGATCGTCGGTTACGTCATCATATCGCACGGCATATGTCGCTGCGGCATTCACTTTGTAGGGGTCAAGGCGCTCGCGGAAGATGTTGAGCTTGGCGTCACCTGCGGGCGAGGCTGACAGCCACGGGTTGACGCGGCCCTCGATCGCGCTCCAGTCAGCCACGACAAACGACTTGCCTTTAGCCGGCGTCATTGACGGCCGTAGCATCTGCTTCAAGACGTCTGTTATCCGTGGTCCGAATCGCGGAACGAGATCGTGCCCTCGGACCATTGCGTGCCGCAACTCGACGGGCTGCTTGGATGACTTGCGCGGGAAGTTGTGAACCTGTGCGCCATAGCTTGATGCGCGTCCTGTAGCTGCGCCTCCAGCAAAAACAAATGCGCCTCTGACGCGGCGATCCTCAACATCAGCGAGCGATGCAAGCCGGCCAAACTTCGCAGTTGAGCTGGCCCAAAGGTCATCGGCGGCCTGGATGACCTCGGCAACAGCGGGCGGTACCTCATCAGGATCTCCCATCGCCAACAGATTGGCGCGAACGGTCTTGTCAATACTGTCCTTGATCTCGCCGCCCTTAAAAGACTTGGCGAGCTTGCGGGCCTCGGGGCCGAGGCGCTCCAGCACCCACGCCCGCATGCGTGGCGACCGGACGGACGTCACCTCGCCCTCGGTCACCTCCACGACGCGCGCCTCGATGTCAATGCGCTCGGCCTCGGCGTAACGCATCGCAGCACGGCACAGGTCAACATCAACTAACACGCCACGGTCGTTGATGCGCTCGTTGACATGGTAGTCGGTCAACTCATCGTCCGACAGTTGACGCATAGCAAGGCTCACCGCGCGCATGGCGCGCACATCTTGGGCGCAATAGTCGAACAGATCAGCCAAGTCCTGCGGCGTGTGTTTGAACGGTGGCAGGCAGCACTTGCGCACGAGCGCAGCACCCTTGTGGTCTTTGCGCATGCCAGCGCCAGCGAAACGCCCAGCATCCTCAAGCGAGCCAGGCGCGCAGTTGGACCTCGCCTGTGCAGCGGTGCAATAGAACTGCTCAAGCCGGAAGTTGATCTGCAAGACGTACCAGAAGATCAGACGTTCAAACGCCGCGTTATGCGCGCGTATCTGGCCGGTGTGATTGCGCACGCGCTCAGGGAACGGCCGATCAGGCGTCCAGACGGTGACGTCCTCATCATCAAACGCATACGCCATGCACAGCACATCGGTCGTAACGTCCTGAGCGTAGTTGTAGACGCCAACGCTGCCGAGGTCACACTCGGAGCGCGTCTCGAAGTCGATCCAGAGGGTCACAGACCACCCCATTGCGCTGCCATTGCTGCGGCTATGCCGGGGAACGTAGCACTTCTGATTTTCCATCGGTCAGCGCTTGGCGGCAGGTTGTACCACTTAGGCAGACTGCGCCCGCTTTTGGTGGTGTGTCTTGCTCCTTTGCCGACAATGTGCGATGGCTGAAGCAACGGCAGATTTTTTAACCATAGACACGTTGTTTTCGTAGCCTCATGCCCATGCTCATACGGCTGGATAATCTGGTCAGGTTTGCGAATGCGCGACGATATGATTGACACCGGATTTTCCAACGCAATCCGTGGCACAGGCGCGCTCAACAACACACGAACAAACTCAAGCGCGTCCTGCTGTTCCTGCACCTTATCTTTGAACCATCTCGCGCCGCTAACCGCAAGATGGGTGCAGGGTGGATGCGCGATCATCAAATCCCAATCATGGTCAAGGATGTCGCGCACATCGCCTTGATAATGCGGCCCGGGCGCATCGGTCGGCAACAGATCGCATGACATGGCGTAGTGACCGGCGCGCGTAAACGCGTCTCTGACAACGCCGCTGTACTCACAAGCAACAAGAACTCGCATGATTGAACTCTACTGTAGTGGATTGGATTGCCCGTCTTTCCGGGCTGTCAGCGGTCGCCTGAGTGGGAGAGCGTGACCGCAACACTCATCGATCGCAGCCGGTGTTAAGCGCCACCGCCGGCTGGGCGTGCAACAACAACTTACGCAGCGCGACGGCGACGCTTGGGAGCATCTTCAGCGGCAGGGGCGTCCGACTCTTGGACATCTTTGTCAGCCTCGCCGTCCATCGACACCCACTCGACGATCTCAAAGACCGGCGTGTAGATGCGACCGTACGACTTGTGCTGGTAATGGTCCTTGCCCAACGTGACGATCGGCACAGGCTTGCTCGGGTCTTTCTCGACCTGCGTGGCGATGGCAACAGCCAGCGTCTGTACCGCACGCTTGCCGCCCACGCTGGTCGTCGTGAACCGCGCTTCCATGCCGGCGTCTTCGCCGGTGGTGCACTTCAACATCATCCCCACCTGCTGCTCCCAGCCCTTCTTAGCGCTCGGAGGCGCCGCGTCAAGCTCAGGCAGCGGTTCGGTGACCGAGCACATCTTCTCGGCCAGCACCTCACCGTCACCCCACGCGATGTAACCGTGGACGAAGGAAAAGGGGTTGACCGCCCAGCGGGCGTCGTCTTCGACTTCGGTCTGGTCAGCACCAAAGATCCAATGGCCGGTGCGATCCATTTTCAGGATCACCGACGACATGGGCGCGGCGCTTTCGAGCTTGCGAAGAGACGTCGCCAGAGTAGCGACAGCAGGCAGACCAGCAGATGCGAACTTTACGAGATTGGACATGATTGTCTTCCTTAGACGATTTTAGAGAGGGCCGACACAAGCGTCGTCCCGATTGTGACCGCTGCGGGTCGGCTGTCGGCCTCTTCCGCAATGGTCAACCCTGATGATACCGCAACCGTTAGGTCGCTGGGCATCTTGATCTTTTCTTTTTTGAGCAACTTCTCGGCTTGCGCAGGCGAGATGGCCTCCATGAACTGGAGGTCAGGCGCGAGCGCTTGCAACTGCTCGACCGCCGTTTTCTCATCGACCCATTGACGCCGCGCTTGCTTCGGTACAAGTTTATACCCCGGCACGGGGATGTTTTTCTCAAGCGCCTGAAGCGCGAGCTTCTTGACGTCTGACGCCCAGTCCTCGCAGAACTCAGCGAGCTTCATCATCTCGCCCAAGCGCTCGGGCTTGATCTCAATGATCTTCTGGCGCGTCGCGCGCTCAACCGCGTCGGTCATCACGGGGCAGATCGACTTGGCAGGACAAAACCTGCAATGATCGCCGGTCTTAAGCGGCGCGTCGGGTTGTTTCGACGCCTCAACTGCGGCCAGCAGGTCACGCCTGAAGTAATTCAGGCGCGTACTGGTGGTGCGCCAGACGCGGATATGCGGCGGCTGAATGATCACCAGATCCACCTCATGCACGTACTTAGGCCGGCGGCCAAAGACCCAGCTTTCTTGGTGCGAGGCACCAGCGCCGTAGAACATGAGTTGTTCGTTTTCTTCAGCCTCGACCATCACGCCATCGCCGAACTTCCAGTCCAGCACGATCGCAACCTTTTCTTTGATGTCGTCGTCGTAGCGTTGGCCGATGATGTCGGCCGTACCAAAGATTCCCGGTGCAAGCGAAACGCGCGTCTCGACGTCGAACTCGGTGGTGAGGTCGGGGTCGATGTGCGTATCAAAGAGTTCGAGTGCCTTGCGCAGCTTCCACTCCTGACTATCGGTCAGGCCGGCCTCGGCGATCAGCCGGTCGCGCTCGGCATCGTTCTGGTCAACGCATTGGCTCACCAGCTCATGCAGCATGGTGCCCTCGCGCATGGCGTCGTTCTCGACCTGCGGCGGCATCTGCGCCACCAGCGCCACGCTGCCAGGGCAGTTGATGACGCGCTTGGCGGTCGAGCCGCCGACGATCTTGCTGTGTAAGGTCATGACTGAATCCTAGTTGACTGTTGGAAATCGCATGGTATATGATCGCTTTGAACTTTGCAACACCCCAAACTTTATAACTTTCGGGAGAACGAAAATTTTGGAGCGTGACATAGAGCGCTACCTCGTCAAGCGCGTCAAAGAGATCGGCGGGATCGCGTACAAGTTCACCAGTCCTGCGCACCGGGGCGTGGCTGATCGGTGCGTGGTGCTGGGGCGAGGGCAGGTGTGGTTCATTGAGGTCAAGACCCCGACGGGCAAGCTTACGCGCCTGCAAGAGCTGTTCTGGCACGACATGCTACGGCGCGGGCAACGTTACCGCGTCGTGCGATCGTATGAGGACGTTGACGCTTGGGTCACGGAGCTAGGGCTGTGAAGCTACGACCGTATCAAGACGAGGCGGCTGACTTCCTGTTCGCCAACGATCGCGCGATGGTGCTGGCGCCAGTCGGTGCCGGCAAGACCGCGATCACGTTGACGGCGATGGCCGAGATGCTTGCGCAGGGTCACGCCAAGCGCTTCCTTGTGCTTGCGCCCTTGCGGGTTGCGCAGTCGGTGTGGCCGGTCGAGGCGTCCAAGTGGGCGCCGGGGCTGACGCTCGCCGTCTGCGTCGGGTCGCCGGCCGCACGCGCCAAAGCGCTGGCGTCCAACGCGCAAGTCGTCGTCACCAACTACGACAACTTGCAATGGCTGGCCGAGCAGCCGTTGGACTTTGACGCTGTGGTGTTTGATGAACTGACGCGCCTTAAAAACCCATCAGGCAAGCGCTTCAAGGCGCTCGCCAAAGTCGTTGACGCCATGCAGGTGCGCTGGGGGCTGACTGGATCGTTTACGTCGAACGGTCTGGAGGACGTCTTTGGTCAATGCAAGATCGTCGATCAAGCGCTGCTTGGCCGCAGCAAAGGTGCGTTCCTGCAACAATACTTCTTTTGCCGCAACCGTGAGTTCAGCGATTACGTCCCGCTGCCGGGGTCGTTGGAAGCTGTGATGGAGCGCATCCGACCCGCGACGTTTGTCTTGGAGCCTGGCGTCTACCGCGATCGTTTGCCTGACCTGCACACCGTGCCGGTCACGCTTGAGATGGAGATGGACGTCTACAAGGAGATGAAAAAACAGATGGTGTTGACGTTCGACGACGACGCAGCCGTCGCCGCCAACGCCGCCGTGCTGACGACCAAGCTGCAACAGATCGCGTCGGGGTTTGTCTACGGCGCGGCCACGCAATGGTTGAGCAGTCACAAGTTGGATGCGCTCGACGACATCTTTAACGAGAATCAACGCGCGCCGACGCTGATCTGGTATCAATACCAGGCTGAGCTGATCGCCTTGAAGGCTCGGTATCCGAAGCTGGAGGAGCTAACCAACGAACACTCGATCGACCGATGGAACGCAGGCCAGATCGAGATGCTGGCCGTGCATCCGAAGAGCGCGGGGCATGGCATCAACTTGCAGGGCCAGAACCTCATGGTGTGGATGTCGTTGCCGTGGTCGCTGGAGTTGTACGAGCAGGCGGTGGGTCGGTTGCACCGTGGCGGCCAGACGCGGGATGTGTGGAACTATGTGCTGCTGACCAAGGGCACGGTCGATGAAGTGATCTGGAAGGCGCTGCACGACAAGCGCAGCGTTTCAGAAATTGCATTGGAGGCGCTCAAGTGAAACGGATTGAAGAGAAACTCAAGGCTGCGCGAGCAGAGTTGCGCATCAGGCAGCGCGAGTTCAACCGCGCCGAGAAGGCGCTCAACAGGGTACTGGCAACGATCAACTACTTGGAGAAACGAATTGAACTGGCGCGAAATGCAGCAAAGGCTTAACACGTTCACAGAGGAGGAACTATGGCAACTGATCAAAGACGAACTGGCCGGCCAACGGCGCACGACTTTCGTGGAGCGACTGCACCAGCGGGCATGCGCGCTGCGGTCTACACGGGAGCGCCTGGAGCTATTGAAGGAGGTTTCCAAGTGATCGACGATGACATCTACTACCGCATCAGCGCGGCCACCGACATCACCGTGACATGGCGCCGCTACGGCTGGGTGCCGCCGTCAGAGCTGCCCGAGTACCAAGCCAAGTGGGCCAAAGCGCAGGAACCGACCAAGCTGAGGGACATGCGATGAACGTCGAACAAGACGCAGCAGGACGCGCGCTGTTGGCGACCGTGGTGCAGTTGGCGTTGACCGATGCGTGTCTGGCGCCGATCAAGCGGCGTGAGGACGGCACCTTGCCGATGCAGCGCGACGCGTTCACGGCCATGCGGTTCTTCTTTGATACGCGGGTCGCGGGGCTGAACGAGTATGCTATGTGGCTCGACATCAACCCTGACCGCGTGCGTCGACGTCTGCTCGACATGATGGCCGACACCACGCCCAAGGTTATCAACGGGTTTGACACCATGCAGCGGCGCAACATGCGCCAGAACTATGACTTGTGGCGCATGATGCGCAACGCCGAGGCGGCGGTAACCGAGGAGGACGACAATGATTGATTACAGCGAGGGCTACCTGAACCTGAAGAAGCTGGTGGCCGACTTGTGGGACGCCATGAACAACGGCGAGTCAGGTCAAGCGCGTGTGATCTGCGACTGCATCGTGGTCGAGGCGCGGTTGACCAAGGCCAAGATCGGCGCGCAGACGGAGACGCCGCATGACTGACTACACCAACGTCGAGACGCAGCGGCGGGTGATGCTGGAGTACATGCAACTAATGATTGCGCGGCGCGACTGGCATGGCGTGGCTGACGCTGCGATGGACCTGCGCGAGATGGAGGCTGAGCAAAAACATGCTATGCCCGCTGTGCAAAAACGAAACTAAAAGCAAGAACAAAGGTCTGATACGACACCGGACATGCCGCGCTTGCGGGCATGAGTTCTCAACGATAGAAGTTCTGTACGAGCCTGAAATGACTGTGAAGCAAAAGCTGGAAAAGTTCATGCGTGACCGCAAGCGCGTCACCGATACCGCAACACTTGCGGCATACTTCATGGTGGCACCGTCCACCATCAACCGCGTCATGGGAGAGTTGGAAAATGAAGGAAAAATCTACCACCAAGCTGGGCCGCGCAACAAAAACCTCTGGCAATGGAACTACAGCCTGGCCGTTCCCGCCAAGCCCGTTGCAATACGACCCATTGAACCCGCCCCCATTGTCGGGCGACCCATCAAAGCCACGCAGTCGTACCCGCACGTTCGCGGATATGATGACTGAGACAGGAGAAGCAACATGGTAGACATGGTGAACCGCCCGCCCCACTACACCAAGGGCGGCATTGAGGCGATCGACGCCATCGCCACGGCGGTGATGGATCTGAACGGCGTCGAGTCGTTCTGCACCGCCAACGCCATCAAGTACCTGTGGCGCTGGAAGGCTAAAGGCGGCGTCGAAGACCTGCGCAAGGCGCGCTGGTACCTTGACTACCTGATTGCGCTGGAGACTACGCCTGGACCATCTCCAGCGCAGTCGCACGGACGTCATGCACCCGTCGCTCCCAGCCCCGTCCAAACGTCGCCCAAGTCGGAAGCTCCTTCAGGAACTCCAATCGTTTGTCACACAAAGTGCTGACGAGCGTGGCGGGGTCAGCCGCCTTGACGGCCGCCAAGGTCTTAGGCCCGATGGCGCCGTCAGGCGTGGTGCCTAGCGCCTCTTGCAGGAATTTGATCGACCGGCCTGGCCCGCTGTTGATTGCGCAGTCGAACACCGCGTAGTCAACGCCGGCCGGCAGGTCGTTGCCGTACACCTTGTCCCAATACTTTTCCTTGTACAACGGCCCAACGTCCGACGCCTCAAGCGCACGCATCTCGGCCTCAGTCACCTGCCGGCCGCACCACTTCTCCCACGTTGACTTGGTGCAACCAAGGTTGGTCATGCCGCCAGGATCGGCCGGATGATTGACGAAACCGCCCTCGTGGTGCAAGACGGCGGCCAGCGCCGCCTCAAAGTTTTCAATCATTTCTTGGCCTTCATGTCGATGATCTTCTCAAGCGTGCGCCCGCCAAAGTAGAAGCTCATGATGAGCATCCCCCATTGCCCCAGCAGCTCAACGTAGGCACCGCGCGTCTCAAGGTCAAACGCGCTCATCATCGCAAACGTCGAGTACGCCACTAGGATGAACACCAGCGTCAACGGTCGGATGTTCTTTGACAGCCAACTGTCCGACGACATGTCGGCCTTCAGACGCTCGGTCAGGTTGTTTTGCTCGGTCTTGTAGGCTTCGAGGTCAACGTTCAACTCGGCCAGTTTGCCTTGTTGCGCCAGCGCTTCCATCTCGGCCTTGGCCTTGGCCGCTGCCGCAGGGTCAGGCATGAAGCGGTCGAGGAGCTTACCCCCGACTTCAAGCAGCGCGGGGATCGGAATCATCTTTCTTGTCCTTGAGCAGGTTAGCCGCAGCGTAGGCGCCCTTGCGTCCTGCGATGCCACCGACCGCGCCGATGCACAGCAGCATGACGTCTTTCAGGATGGCCAGGAACGCCTGGTCGATGGGGGCCAAGCGCTCTTTGTCCTGCTCAACAAACAGCACGCCACCAATGATGCTGACCACGCTGATCAGCAGGATCAGAGTCAGCGTCAGGACGATCGCCGCCCAGACGCGCACCTCAATCTCTTCGGTCGTCATTCTCATTTTGTGTGGTCCACGATGAACATGATGACATGGAACAGGATCAGGCCGCCGAGGAACAGCACCATCGCAATCAGCGCCCACTCGGTCGTTAAATCAATGAACCGTTGCTTGCGTCGGGCGTGTTCGTAGATCATCTTCTCACGCTGCTCTTTGACGCGCCTGCGCAGCATGATGAACTCGTTGTAGCCGTCCTGGCCGAGGTGGTTCAACTCGCCCCAGATGAACATGTGCTGAATCTCGGCCTCCATCTGCCGGATTTGTACTTGCGCAGCGTAGGTGTCGAACGCCTCGGCGGTGGCCGACTTGGCGAAGGTGAGCTTCTTGAAGATGGACGGTTTCTTGGTGCCTTCGCCGTTCATCCATTCCTGGACGTCAGCGATCGCGCCTGCCCACTTGCCGAGCTGGCCGAAAATGTCCTGCGCCTCGCGCCCGACCGCGACCGCCTGCTTGAGTCCGTTAAAGACAGCAGTCGCGGTCGCCAGCGCGGTGATCGGGTCGATCATATTAGTGGAGCTTGGTGACCAAGCCTAGCAACAACAAGATGATCGCGCCGGCCGAGCCGATCAAAATGTGTTCCAAGCGCTTCAGACGCGCGTTGATGCCAGCATAGCGTTCGGCGCACACCGCCTCGTGAACAGACAATCTAGCCTCCGTCTCGTTGATGTTCGCCATGTCTATCTCGCAAGGGCGTTTTCGGGTTCCGGTGCCAAGGCGTTGCCAGTCTGAGACCAGATGTTTAACTTGGCAGGACTAAGCTGACCTTTAACTTGTCCAAGCGCACGCAACACTTCTGACCGCTGCGCCGCAGGCACTTTGCTAAGCAATTCTTCCATGCTTTTGGCCGACTTAAATGCTTCTTCAAGCGCGGCCAAACTTTTAGCGTTTAGTCGATCTTGCAACAATCGCAAAGTTTCATTGGCAACATGAACTTTGACATTCATGAAGCTGGGAATGCGCAAGTTTGACGTATTGGCTTTAACAATCAAGTTGGCTGCTTCTGCGCCGGCTTGAGCTTGTTGCGACATTGTTGCTTGCCGATTCAATTGCGCTTCTACGTCACGCACGACGCTCATCTGCGGCGGCGTCAGCACATCGCTAACCTGCTCGTAACGTGGCGTGCCGGTGGAGCGTTTAAGCATAGCTTCTTCGCCGCGCCCAAGTACGTTCATAAACGGCACAGCGCGTTCGCCGCCGCCAGGCTTCTGAAGTACAGACTGCATCTCTTCCAACACCCGCGCCTGATTGATGGGCGCCGACATTTGCGAATACGCTTGTCGCGCTTGACCGTAAGCGGGAATTTTGGCTTCGACCGCAGGCAAGAAATCAGCCAGCACGCCGCGAGCAGCGCGTTGCATATCTTGCGTGATGCCGGTGACAGGCGACGCATTGGAGATGTCCGACAGCGCGCGCTTAATGTAGTGCAACGATTGGCCAGTAATTTTGGGAAACTGCGCAGGCACTTGTTGCATGATAGGCTGACCTGCTGCGTTCACAAGCCCTGTCGGCGCTGAATGCGCGGGGACGTATTGACCAATTTGAAATGGCTTACCTTCCATGCGAGCAATCTCAGCCGCCTTTTCCAGCGTGCCTTTAGGCATCCGTTCAAACAAATCCATGAACGGTTGATCTAACGTCACGACAGCTCTTTCAGCCGCGCTGTACAAAGGTGTAGTAGCGGCTGCGCGCGCCGTTGTGGCGGCTGCAATGTCTGGCGTAATCGCTGCAAGTTGCGCGGCTCTGGCAGCTTCTTGTGCTCGTTCTGCCCCGGCGTAAAAACTAGGCTGACGCTCTGCGATTGCTGCGCCAAGCGCTTGCAATTCCGGCGCGTACACGCCCGCTGTTGCTTGTGCGGCCGTTACATTTGCAGGCGCGGTTTGCAATGCTGACCGCACCGCAGCCAACTGATTTTGATTTGTTGCGCCGCGACCAACCGCAGCTTCGCGCAAGATATTAGTAGCTTGTTGAGCCGCGCGTTGGCATTGCAATGCGTCAACAACATTGCCAACTGAACGCGCGCCTTGAGAAATTGCAAGCTCAGCAC